TCAGAACACTTTCTCAATGACGTGATTGCCGGTTCTGCGCTGGGAACGGGACTGGCTTTGTGGACTCTCTTTTATTTCCAATCGACAAACATCCGGCGCAGCAGCCGCTGGGACGGATCGTTGCTGAAGAAAGATTACCTGCAGCGTCAGGATTGAAGCCTGAATAAAATAGGCGTCCAATTCCGCCCGCAACATCGAATTCCAATTTGGCACTTCTGAAGAACCCCGTTGCGAATCAGATACCGCAATTGTCCGCTTGGGAAAATCCGACTTGCGGAAATAAGATCGGGATAGAAATTCTCCCAAAGTAATGCCTTTGGCATTCGGTTCGCCCGGAATGGTCTTTCTAAATTGGATTTCCATGGCACTCAGTTCATTTTATCTCCCACACTCATCGCGCCCGCAGTTGATTCCGCTGGCTATTCTGCTCTTTGTAGAATCGTAAATGTGATGGATTCCCCACTCCTGCCGTTCTTCTCTGCAATACACTAATCCGAACCGGGTTAGGCACAATGCGCCAAGAATGCGTCCATTATTTCTCTCTCGATGTGGCATATTTCCTGCAACACTGTTGCTCAGGAGGACTATGCAGAAGGGACGAAGTTCAGATTATAGCTTCTCAAATTGCAGGGGTACTCGAATGGGCAAACGCCATATTATTGCGAAAATCACCGGTCTTTCTCTTCGCTGGAAATTTTTCGGAATCATCAGCCCGGTTATGTTTGGTTTCGCTCTCTCCTTTTACTGGTATTATCCGGGGCTTCTCGATCGTATGGCCTCTGAGGATATGCAGGACAAGTGCGACGTTGTCGCGGCAATGATATCCACCAATCTCGGCCCGGCGCTTTTTTTCCGTGATTCCGATCAAGTTCACAGCGAGCTTCAGATCGCACGTCTTGCCAATACACTTGCGTATGCCGTCGTTGAAAACAGCTCCGGAAAAATATACGCCGCCTACAACATGGCAAGCGCAGATACCGCCGGCTATCGGCACGTGGGTGATCGGTCCACGGTCAGCGCCGACAATAGCATCTTGAAGCTAAAGCGCCCAATCGCGTACAACAATCGGCTGCTTGGAATGCTGTATCTCGGCTTCACCCGTTCTGAACTCCTGGAACAACTCCGGACCGCACGCTCTCATGCAGAGGCAGCCGCCGCGCTTGTGCTGGTGGTTGGTTTTCTGGCTGCATTCGCAATCACCACCATGGTTACGGCACATCTTCGTCGCATGGCAAAGGTTGTCAAACGCGTGCAAGCTGGAGACATGACACCGCGATTGCCCATCGTCTTTCAGGATGAAGTCGGACGGCTTGCCGCAGCCTTCAATTCCATACTGGACAGACTCGAGCACGCGTATTCCGAACTGGAGATTTCGAATATTGAGTTGGAGTCCCACGTCGCAGTGCGCACGAAAGATTTGGAGCGGGAAATCTCGGAACATCGACGGACAGAAGTGTTGCTGCGCCTGCACGAGCAGAAGCTGGAGGCATCGCTCAAGGAAAAGGTTGTCCTTCTGAAAGAGATTCATCATCGCGTAAAGAATAACCTGCAGGTTATTTCCAGCCTTCTAAATCTCCAGGCCTATGAGATTGCGGACACGCGCATGAAGGAACTTTTTCTGGATAGTCAAAACCGCGTCCGCTCTATGGCGATTATTCACGAACGTCTCTATCGATCGGAAAATTTTACCAACATCGATTTCGGTGAATACCTTCAGGGATTGGGAAGCCATCTTATCCGCTCGTACCAAAAAGATGGAATCTCCTTCCATGTGAAGAGCGAAGAAATACTCCTGGGCATCGATATCGCGATCCCCTGCGGACTGATTGCAAATGAGTTGATCTCAAATTCCCTCAAACACGCATTCCCCGACCGCAAGCCCGGAACGATTGCAATTTCCGTGCGCAAGATAGACCTTAACGAAATAGAATTATCAGTGCATGACGATGGCATCGGATTTCCCAAGGGCGCTGATTTTCGAAAGACCGCATCTATGGGAATGAATCTCGTTATGACACTCACCCAGCAGATTATGGGTACCATCGCACTCGACGTAACGGCTGGAACGACATTTACCATTACGTTCCCGCTTGCATGAACGCGCGAACAAGCACCAGCAGGCACCCGGCGCATCAATGTTGTGTGATGCTCTGTTGCATAGTATAGACAATCACATTATTTTAGCGTACCGAAATGGCTAAGTCGCGATATATCAATCACTTAAGTTTTAGGCTATTTTAGCCAAAGCGAGAAAAACGCGACTTTTGCGAAACCTTCGATCTAATTAAATCGTCATTCAAAATAATAAATGCCGATAGCGTTGAATTTTCAACGATTCACATTTTGGGTCGCATTTCAACAATTGCCTTTTGCCGCTTAATTTCGCCGATTGGAAAGCGAATGGCTCCTGCCATTGTGTCATTTTTACCCCTGATCAATAATGTTTTGAATGTCCGGTGAAACCGGATTGTCGCTGATCCACTGATCGAAGGTATTATTACTCAGGAAATCGATGACCTCGGAAGGATCGATCAAGTCATAAATGGAATCATAGACCTGAATCTCTCCGAGTTGCGGTAATTGAAGCTCATGGATGAATTGCGGAGTGCATCTGCAATTATAACTAATGGGTGGGTAAGGGCCGCTTCGAAAAAATTTGTTACTTAGCATAGCATGAGAAAGACGCGTGCGATTATCATGCACTGCAATGTAGCGCCATATGGGAAAGCGATCCGTTACTTCTTCAACCTGCTTTACCTGCCCAGCAGTATATGCCGTGAAGAGGTTTGTCCGGAAAATTGTGTCAAGACGAATTGGATTATTTGGAGTGATACCATATTCATTGAAGAATATCTTAAATGAGTCCGAAAATTGGTCATAGGTTTCTCCTTCCGATAGGACGCGATCAAGTTCTGATTTCACGGCGTCGATAAAGCGCTGGTCCTCGACGCCGCTGATCCAAAATGCCTTCCGGCGAAAATATTCGACCGCCTGTTCCGGCGTGAGATTGAATGAAATCTGCACATTTTGATTGTCGTCCGCCACTATCCATTTAAGACCATCGGCTCGTGCAAAATATTTGCCAATTTTGAATTTTGCAGAGACCACCTTTTTTTTATCGCTGAAGAATTTGTCCTTTCGGACCACACAACTTCTACCCAATGCGTCGGCCGCGTGACTGGCGCTGATCAATTTATCCGACAAATTGCGAATAAACTCCGGTGAGATTAAGCCTTTGTCGAGCGACTGCCTGAACTCCCCAGCAGATGCGGCCGATCCGAGCAAGTCTTCGAAGGCGGTTATAAGTGGGCCGTAAATGTCAGAAGATTCCGCTATCTGATTTGTCGCAAGATCGTCGAGCGTCTGCAGGTACTGCTGATCGTCAAAGCCGGTCAGACTTTTTTTTTATTGTCGCTCGCCGTTACTTGCTTTGGCGGAATCGCGCCTGAGCCGCCGAAGAGATTGCCACTAGGTGCATTTTGAGGAGCCGGCATCACAACGTCCGCGCCTGGCTCCGGGATGGGAAACCCGACATTGTCATAATAAAACTGCTTTGCCAGCGGCTGTTGGAAGCTATTCATGAGATCCAATTCGGCCTTTCGATCCTTGGGAGGCGAAACGATCGTCTGAAATTTCGGATAATATTGTTGTCGGCCAAATTGAAATATGATCAAGGGTTTGATTACCTGCTCGTTGAATGCCATGTCAAAGGCGAATGCATCCGACTCGATAATGTCATAGATTGCATCTTCGGCACTTTGTTCTCCTCCAAGTCTTCCTGCCGTTGAATCCATCGAAGCACTGTGGCCGAGAATGGCTTTTGAGTTTTGCTTGTCGCAATAGTCCGCGAGTTTTTCAAAAGAATCGAACGATGCAGCCTTTGACATCGCTTCAACAAATTCGATCTTTGTATTCTCTGAGATTGTGGCTGATGCGTCTTGTGCAATGGATTGCAGCGCCCGGAGCAAATCATTCTTCTCTTTTTCACTCGCACCCACGCCATATTTCCCAATACGTAAGGGCAATCCGTACAATTCCGCAAACTGTACCCACGCCTTCACATTAAAGTTCTTGAAAAGGTAATACCATGTGTTCGTTCGCAACAGTCCAGACGATCCGATGTTGCCGGAGACGGCTTTCACTATCGGTATGAACCACTTGTTTTCTTCGAGCTCAACGCCGTCGGACAGTTCTTCATCAGTCAGGCGCCGAAGGATATTCAGGTCGGACTTTGGATCGCTAATAATCCCGGCGCGGAAATTTTTTTGATGCAACGATTCAAACCGGTCGATATAGACGTTGTTGGCCGCGTCAACTTTCCACATTATTTGCTGCGCGGAGAATGCCTTCCCAACGGCATCCAGCGCATTGAAGCGAACGTCCTGAAAATCCTTTATACCCGAAACAACCCTGTCGGCATATTCGGCATGCTTCTTGAATGATGCGTCTTTGGTATCGGCACCAATGAGTTGATATTTTCTTTTCAGAACTGAACGCTTACGTCTATTATAGCAACTGAATATGTGAGGATCCTTCTGCTCGATCTCACTCATCAGTTCCATCTGCCTGGAGATATTACCCTGATCGGCCTCCTTCAAGATGGTGGTCAGCGATTCGGGAGTGAGACCACTCGAAGGATATGTGCCCCAACGATTGAACAATGATATGGTTGAGATTTCATTCGTGTCAGGACGTTCTCGAAACGACGCGGCGACGGCCTTTGCGGCCAGCTTTGTTTTGTCGAAGAATTTCATAATTGATAACTCACATTTAGAATGATTGATTTGGTCAGCGAATTATATTCCCATTTGATCGCCGGTATGGTATAAATGTCATGATAGAGTTTGATACCGACGCCGACAGCGAGACCGCGCAGATCTGCGACGATGACCGGCGCATCGACAAATCCGTACCATTTCAGAAACGAGAGCGATGCCGACGGCGAAAATCGCGCAGAGAGATCGAGCGAAACGCCAACACCAGCATTCAGATTGAGTGAAACGACAGCCGGCAGATATTCCGTGACGAGAACGGAAAGACTGTCGGTTGTTTTGGGAACGAACACCTTGCCGGATTTGGTCTCAATGATCAACGCGGTGCTCGCCTTTGTATGGTTCACAACCACAATCGTTCTCGCGACATCGCTTTCCCGCATCCCTTTCGGGAGCTTTGCAACCGGCTTCGATACCTTTTTAAATGACAACGGATTTGGCCTATAGCCCCGCTTCACAATAGGTAAAAACGCTGAGTCCGCAGGTATGACAACGATGTCACCATAATGCTCGCTCGATCCGCAAGCCTTCACCACGACGCAAATGTACGCGATTGTGACGGCAACAATGATGTAACTCGCGTATTTCAAATAGTCTTTCATCAAATGCCGCGCTCGTAGTTTGCTTTTCGTCGCTTCCTCAATCGTAATTGGATTTTATCATGCGGCAGTCGGCGCGCATCAAAAAATAGATCGAGAAAAGCCAGTACGATTCTATGTCTGCGCTTAAAATTGATTGTAACCCGCTGTTTTCTTTTGAACGTGACACGATTAAATAGAGAGATCACAGCGATAATAAACGCCTTGCACCGTCTCATTAGAATGCTCCCTTTTTGAATCGCGCCTCGCGCCTTGAACCGGATTTATATTCTACATTTTGCGCGCCCGGTGGAAACAGTTGAATGAGTTTGAAACATTTTCCGCAGGCATCGATGCCGTCATCGCCGATGCCGCCACGCGATACCTGCGTTCTATCCGGATAGCCCTTGAACTGTCGTATAAGCAAACCTTGATCGCCTTGCGATACATCGAATTTCATAGTCCCGCGCCGGACGATCGGTATCAAATTCTCGATGTCGGAGTCTTTTGATTCTACATGATCGGGCATGTAGAAGGGAAGCGGTCCCTTTATGCGCATCATGCGGAGATATTCGCGTTCCAAAAATGCCTGGGCGGCCACGCCCTCGTAACCGACGACGCGGGATTTGTTCTCAGCAAAGTCGCGAAATGTTTCTTCTAACATTTCATCCACCGACGCCTGCCGGATCCATGCGTTGATGACGACGCATTCAAAGAATTGTTGCTGCGGCACGCCAAGCGTTATGATCGCCTTGTAGTCGGCGGTTATTTTCACGCTCGGATCGACCCATGTGTAGCAGGTCATGCCGACTCGCTTCATAATAGAGAGTTGATAAAAATGGAAGTCGTTATCTTTAAATTTTGCGTCCTTTCTATCCTTCGGCCGCATCATCCGTTCGGCATCGAAGGTATCCGGATCCGCGACACGCTCTGCAAGCAGGTTTAGCGTCGTATGGCGGAATTCCCAGTCCGACCTCTCGACATCGGAATATATCTTGAGCCTGCACTGATGAGCGATCTCTCTTTGTTCGACAGTTCTCTTTTCGTTGTACACAAGCGCACGGTATATGTGCAACTCAAAGCCGAGCCTTTCGTGCTCGAGGACGAGCTCATGTTCCGGACTTTGCTTGGAAACATAGTTGAATAGAAGGATGCCACCCCAGCGCGGAGTGTTCACACGCTTAACGTAATCTTGTTTGATGATCTCGACGGTCTCTTTTATAATCGCGGGATTCTTCTCGCGCAGCGGATCCCACAGATCGTTCAGAATCAGCCAGTCCGGCCGGTGCCCGGCATTTTCAGCGCTGCGCATAGTCTCGTCACGGCCCATACCATGCAACTTGCGGCCGTTGCTTAAAATGAATTCATCCTGTTCCCATTTTACGGATCCGACGAGATTGCCGAAGTCGCTGATCAGTCGCTCATTATGTTCAAATTCCAATCTAAGCGGCGTGAGCTTCGACGCAGCGCGATCGTGCGTCGAAGCGACGTGGATGTGATACCAAATGTCTTCAGTAATGCACTTTTTAATGACGTCGATCTTTGCGATCAGCGTATCCTTTGCAGATTCGGAATAGCCGGCCAACAGAATGAGTTTATTCCTGACGGCTGTTAGTTTGAAAAATTCCGCGTGACATTCCGCGAAGCCCATCTTCACCCAATCAATCTTTGCATCCGGATTTTTCCAGCAATCTTTTTCAAATCCGTCGCGCAGCTGGATGTAGTGCGGAAAATAGAATGCAGCAAAAGCAAATGGATCGGCGAGTGCGCGTTTCTTCCGGGCTATCTTTTTTTCGGTGGAATCGTTCAGGAACGGAGTCGCTTCCTGCCGGATACTCTTTACAAGTTGTTCAAACTGCTGTTCGAATTGCTTTTGATTGAGGTTTGCCATCACTTAATTTCCGGATAGTTCTTTCTGACCCAAGTCGGGAATTCCTGGAAATATGGAAGAAGGGTATCAACTCCCTCCGGATGCTCACTGCGCATAAATTTTACGAACGCATCCATGCCCTGCAGTATCGTCCCGCGCATGTCGACCGTCTTCTCAAATTCGGCGAGAAGTCTCTGATAGCCTCGAAGGACATTGAGTTTTGCCTGGTCTGGATTATCCGAAGAGAGCAGCTCCTGCGTCTGTTTGTCGACCAGTTCGCGCAGATTTTTAAGCTGCTCAACTTTATTCAAGAGGCGCTCCACCTTCGATTGCTTCCATTTGCCGTCTTTTATCCAGCGATAGACTGTCTGGAAGGGCACGCCAATTTGTGTTGCAATATCTTTTGCCGACTTCCGATCTTGCTCGAACATTAATTGAGCAACAGCTTTTTCTTCTTCGTATGCCATGAGATTGCCTGCAATAAAAATGCCCCGAAAGGAATGACAGACAATGATGCCTGTCCTACCAGTTCGGGGCTCCTTGTTATCGGATAACCGCGAAATTATTTATCAAAACCGCTATCTATCTTATTCTCCTCGATGCAACTTCGCCATCGTATTTTCGGCGCTAATTCCTCCCGTCACTCTTTTTGTTTGAAGGGCCGGGTTCCATTCATCCGCCGTCAAATTGGACGCATGCACCTGCCATGACGCAAATTTCGCTCCATCAAAATTGACATCGACTTTGCAGGGTTTATCACATTGTCCTATTTTTGTGAGCAGTTCTACCAGCTCAGAAAACTTTTGTTCGCATTCGCTCTGCTGCTCAATCGTAGACATTCACACCCCTTGTGCTTATTGTGAAATGTATATGTTCGATTAAGTAGCAACGTTCATAGACAAAGAAAGCCGAGCAACACTTGTTCGGGTTCAGCACACAATGCAAAACTCCTCCAAGGCTCGCGCCAAAGAGAGTGTTGCCCGGCAATATTCCGCCGGACAACGTTGTGTGCTGATTTGAACTTGATTTGAACATTATAATTTATTTAAGTAGAACATGAATAGCAAGCGGCATTGAATCCTTCAGTCCATTTCACGTGGGACCGGCATCACAAACTCGACGTCACCAATGTATCGTTCTCCTTCAGTCGTTAGGAATATAGATTCAATCCTTTCTCCATTTTCGACGGTATTGACGCCGATGAAATTGACGGATGAAAGAAACTTAATATTTAAAAAAAAGGCTATTGTGAATCGCTCTCTTTGAAGCTCAGAGTTAAGAGGAATGAAGAGCAACGGGCCGGCGAGAGAACATATCTTCCACAGTTCTCCAAAAGAGATCTCCGCCCGTTTGCCGGCCATCAGCTTCTGCTTCAATCCATTCAGCACTGCATGTCTTAGTTCTTTAATCGGGATTTTTCTCATTTGTCGGCTCCTCTAAATGTGTCTATCACATCGCCAACGGCCGTGGCGGGCCTGTTCCTGTGATCGTATTGCATTTTCTCGTGGCACGAGTGCTCCTCATCCACCCGGTACCAGCTCTCACACTTTGTGCACCGTCTGAGCGAACTCTGTGGCTTCGGCGCCGGGGGAAAAACTGCCGTCCGGGATAACGACGTTCCCATTTCGCTTTAAATTGACTCAATATGGTGTAATAGATATTTGCCATTGTGGAGCTATATGGTTTTTTCCGGTTAACTGCTTGTTGGGCGGATTGTTGTTTTACGCCGCACACGTCCATCTCGACAAATTACCCTTCGCGCCCTGATTCCCCCATAGTCCACGTCAATCCCCTCGGCTTCGCCATCCTTCAACTTTTGCATCGCCTCTTTTCGCGTCGTGGCTTTTACTAATAACGTCTTTGTCGCAATGCACGTTGTTTCACAAATCCAGTCTGCATCTTTTGGCATGTGTTCTCCTTTGTTTCCACCGCCCAACACCCGCTCAACCCTATGCGGCTCGGCAGGGTATTTTCCATTTTTGACCTGCCTTGAATCGCCGCAAGGGTTAGCTTAGTCTCGTTAGGGCTTGCAGGAGCAGACTCCACGGCGGCGGCTCGTGCATATTTCGTGATTTTTGACGCTCATAAACACCCTGTATTTATTGGTTAGACCAAACAAAATGAAAACATAAAAGATTTCTCTTGACATTGTATTACAATAGTCATACATTGTATACAGTTGATTGAGACAATAACAACACAAGACAGGAGATGAGACAATGACACAGACAACGATCAAAACAGTAACAATCGAGCACTCTGACGCAAACGATTTTACCGCCAAAAAAGAAGAGATGTGGTCCGTGTCCGACTCTCGCAATGAGGTTGCATCATATATGCCATTTGATAATGCCAAAACAGCAGAGACGTATGCACGCAATCTCGCAAACGGCGACGGCTCAAAAGAGTCGATTAAGTCAATCCGATCTATCATGTTTAACCAATAGGAGGATATATGTCGCACTACACGCTCAAATTGTCCGATGATAATAAGACGCTTACTGTCAACGTGCTCGACGAGGGCAAAACGTCTTACAGCTATACACTCTTGCCAGATCAGACCGATCGACTCAATAAGGGCGAGGCAACAGAGGGAGAGATTTACGCTGAGTGTGAACTTGGCTACCGATACGAGGAGGTATCCAATGTCTAAGCAACTCACCTCAGACATTAAGATGTTCTCCGTGCGCATCCCGACAAAATTACTCGCACGGTTTGAAGCGACCGTCGAAAAGGCCGCCCCCAAATACCACAATGTCTCACACGCTGCAATCATTGCTCTCACTGATTTTTGCGACAAACATGATCTCAAGCCTAAGTAACCGCCGCCGGTTTTGTTTTTCAACGCCCTGCAATTTTGTGGGGCGTTTTTATTTTCAGCTCCGCAGCCCTAACCACCGTTCAAGCTGAGTCGCTTCGCTCCCAGCTTAACTTAGTCTCGTTGTGCGGGCATCGGCAATGCCTTTGGTTAATTACGCTTCGCATTTTCCTTCAACGCCACGCGCCATTCGTTCGGCGGTGCGTTTTTCGAGCCACATCAAAGACTCTTCGAGCTTTGTGATGACAATTGCATTTTCTCTGCATGGAAATTTTGCTTGCAGGAACTTCATCCGATCAATCATCATCGCAAGAACTTCCTCGTTGGTCGTGCCATCTCGAACCGTGAAGAGGTGGCTTTCGTCGTATTTCTCATTCTCCGAGAGAACCGGGATTTCCATATACTCCCGCGCCTCTGGTAGCTTTTCTTTGTGGATGAATTGCAAAATTTGTCCATCTGCATCTTTGTTCTCGAAGTTTTCGAGTTCGTAGCGGTGTCCGCCTGTCAGAATTTTCATTGATTCTTCTCCTTTTTGGGTGAGCATTGCCGATGCTCCATCCTAATTCGCTCGCACAATGTTTTGGTTTCTACACGTTTATCATTTGTCTGCAATTAAAAGGCTTCTCGCACAACAACCGCTCAACCTGTCGCACAATACGCGCAGGTTAGCTTAGTCTCGTTAGCTGTGCGCTCATCTAAACTCTTTCGGTATCGTGCTATTTATTGCCCGTAACTGGCTGTTGAACATTTCTGCCATGTCTTGCAGATGCTTCTTGTTCGCTCCATCGCACGCCTCATAAATACCCGTCGTATGGCTGTGGAACCACTGTAACAATTTTATTTGTTTTCTCATTGCAGAGACTATCGCCACGCCATCGCGCCAGCTAACAACCCTCTCAACTTGACGTGCTTCGTTTGGTTTTTTCTTACTCATAAGTTCATCTCCTTCGCTTGCAAGTTAGCTCTGACGTTGGAATGACGCTATTGCATCCGTTGAAATTCGATTAGTCTTTCCATCTGCGCCGCCTTGTTCCCCTCAAGCTCACATGTCTCTATATGTCGCAACGCTTCGTTCTTATGCTTGCACGTGTGCCCTGTTTCATATCCACTTTTTCCGGTATATCCCGAATGCCATGCTGGGCGCTGGAAGAATGGACACTTGCGGCATTGTGCTAATTTCATGGTGTTCCTTTTTTAATTACGCGCATTCCAACAACCGATCAAGGCGGAAGCTGTAAATCGCGCCGCTTATCTTAGTCTCGTTGGCACTGCAAAAACTTCTCAATCAATCTGATGTCGCGCCTAATAGATCGTGCCGTTGTTAATGGCAGATCAAACGTCAATCCGCGCCGCAACTTTGCGACATAGTCACAAAGATCTTGCCTTGTTTCATGCGAGAGTTTTTGACTGCTAACAACCCGCTCAACCCGATTCGCTCGCGTTGCTTTGCTTGATTTTTTCATAGTTCGTTTCTCGTTGTTCCATATTTCATCTCCTTTTTTAATTGCCGATTCTAAAAACGCGCTTCACTCTTAATTAGACTTTCGGCGAGAATGGCAATGTTATCGTGACGCAAAAATCCATCATCTACCGCCTCAACCATCAGCGAATTTATGTCAACGCGAAAACGGCTTTCTCTCCATGTGAATCTTATCGCATTGGCTTCGACGGTTATATTCCATTTCGTTATTTGTTTTGGATATGGGAATGCCTTCGTAATTATTTCAATCATCAGTTCTTTTCTGCTCTGCGGTGCGATGACATTCTCATTGAGCTCAATCATTGTGTTCTCCTCCTTCTTCGCTGACTTCAAATCATTCATTGACCATCCACGTAGATGCGACATTTCCGGTCACGCTGCAGGCGCGCTTGCCGGCGAAAACCACGAGTGCTTTTTTATCCATGCCGTAGGACCGCAGTTCGAATGTGCGTCCAACCACCCGGTTGATCGCGTTCCATCCCAGGATCTTGTTGATCTCCTCGTTTGTTACCGGACCATGCTCTTTTATGACGCCGAACACGATCCGTTGCTTCCGGTTCAGATCTTGCTTATTGAATTTCATAAGGATATGCGACAGCTTCCGCGTGTCGGTTGCCAGGGCGATGCTGGCCGGCGCGGATTCCATCATACGCGCACTTGGTGTGGAGGCTTTGCCGAAGAGCGGCAACCCAAAGGTTGCATCTCTCTCAACCTTTTCCTCCAGCAATCTATTTCGACGATATTCAGGCATGCGGAACCTCGATTACTTTCGTAACGCCCAGTTTCTTTCGGCGTCCTCATCGACTTCAGAAATGAAGTGGAAGAAGCGAAGGAAGAGCCATACTGCTAACGCATATCCTGCGACGCCTGCCAACCATATCATAGATCCTCCTTTTTCAACATTTTCCGGCCCTCGGAAGTGAGCCGATACAGCCGTATGCGATCACCACGACGGACGTCCACAAGTCCGCGCTGTCCGAGCAGACTAAGCAGGCCCCGGATCTGTGGCTGAGTTATTGGATCGCCGCAACGCTGCATCTCGGAGGCAATCTCAGCGTGAGAGGCATACGATGTATTGAGAGTTAATTGCTGCAGCGCTCTGAGTATCGCCGTCTGCGGATTGAACCCGATAGCCGTTTCGATTGCTGCAGCGTATGATCCAAAATGATCGCTCAGCTGCTGTTCATTTCTAAGTTCAGAGTGGTTCGGAATCCGTTTATTGGCGAGGACAAAGTCGGAGATCTCCTTCAGCAGCTCCGCATCGCTTTTACGGCCGTAATTTACTTTGACATGGAGCGCAGCATCAATTGCTTTTTGCCATGATCCGAAATGCTTCATAATGTTTTTATGAAACGGACCGTTGAAATCATCGGAGCGCGGCGGCCGGCCGTTCTTTTTTTCAAACTCGCGGATGCGGTTCAAAAAATATTCAGGCTGCATCTTCTGACGTGCCATTGCCTTGCTCCTTTTGCTCTTTAAGATGTTGCATTATGACAGCAACCGCTGCTCGGGAGGCATCCAATAATATTCCCCTTGGGATGACCAGCTTGCGCGTAATGAATTTGATTGCGTCAAAAATATCCGACAAAAAAATTACATCATCGCCGAACTTCTTTCTGTGAAAAGCGACCCTTGCCTGTATCTTTGCATTGCTGAAGCCTTTTTTCTCGACGGCGAGTGTTGAACCGGTGATCACGTCGTTGAAAAGGATGTACTGGACGTCGCGTCCCGACTGGATGCCAACGTATTGCACGCCGGCCTGATCACACACTTTTTTTAACTGATCTTCAGACATAATTGTACTCTTTTATAGAGGCGTGCCGGGCGTCGAACCCGGCCCCAAAGGCTATGACCCTTCGGGGATACCACATCGCGCCTGCCCGAGTCACAACGACGCGAAGTCAAGAAGGATCTGTTTGTATTCGCCCTTCTCGTCCCGCTTGTACATTCGGATGTAAGATTTCGAGCTGGCAACCTGAACGCTGTCGCTGATGACGCTCATAGCCTCCACCCATTTTTTGTCGGTGATCTTCAATCGACGCAATCCAAGGATGCGCTCGGTGTTGATCTTGCCGGTTTTGTCTACTTCAAACGCGCTGTCGATGAGCACGCGGATCTCGCTTCTGCTACCTTCGGTCCAGCGCTTGATGCAGGTGTCGATCAATTGCTTTGCAATCTGCAGGCGCTCGTCGAAGATGATGCGGTCGGCGATCGCAATCTGTACTTTGTATCCGCCGCCGAAGCTCATCAGCGTGACGTTGCCCTTCACGCCTCCGAAACTTACCCCGTGCTCGCGTGCGGAGGACTGCATGAAGCCGGTTACGAGCGCCATTGCGCGCGCTTTAAAGTCTGCCAGTTGCGCGGAAAATACCAGTGCTTCTTCAGCGATCTTTGCGACGACGGCGTCGCGTTTTTTATCGATCGGCTTTATGAGATCGGTTGGAATGAGGCGCCCGCGATGGTCTTTCATGTATCCAGGATTCCCCGGAGTATCGGACGGTGTCTTTTGATCTTGCTTCATGACTGAATGCTTTCTGTTTGTTTTGAAATTGATAATTGATGCGCGTTCTGTTTTTCGTAGTAGACTCTATAGATAGTCTCCGCGATGGTATGCGACTTATAAAAGTGTCTCTTGGGATCGCAACTTAGTTGCTTTTTCGCATCGCGGATTCCGTTGCGCTTTGCCATGTCAATTTTTTCTTTTGCGTTCGGCATAAATACTCCTGGTTCCCGATCATTCTGCCGCAGGATGTTCTCGGGCGAACATATCTCCGGTCTTGTCTTCAACTCCCTTCGGTCCAAAGCTGACCGTCATTCTGAATCCATCCGGACCTTTGCCGTCTTTCAAATCGAAAAAGTCGGGCGACACGCCGAGCGGCGCCACGGCTTTCGTGATCTCGCTCGTGATTTTGTTGACTTTGTTCATCTTGCTGGCATCCATAAGTCATCCTTTCTGATCGCAGATTGAATCGCAGATTAAGCTGATTAGTGGATTACGCAGAAGATTTTTCAATCGAAAAGCTGCTTTCGGTTTCCAATTGCGCGGTGAGCACGATAAGAAACGCGCGCTCCTGTGCGATGATCTTCCGTGCCTCGATCAGCTCCGTCACATCTTCGCCCTTGCCGCGCGCGATCAAGGTTCTATCGTAATAGTCCAGGTAGAGAGCGCCGAGAGCATCCTGGAGCGACATGCCCGGATATTTTGTTCTTGCCTCGTTGCAAAGTTGGTCTACCAAATAATTGTCGTTCGGAACCCGCGCCCGACGGCGACGGATGAGAATAACTGCGATGATCGCTATGGCGCAAAGAAGAACGAGAACTGTGTTCATGCTGCCTCCTTGTTTGTTGTAGATTGTTTGCTGCGGTGATGTTGCGTGTAATGTCGATATTGTTCGAGAGCCGCCGGCGAGAGCGCAATCCGTCCGGTTGCAATGTCATGATCGATGATGGCGATCATTCCGTTTACGGTTTTTGTCAACTCGAACGCGGTGCACGCCCGCGTTGTTTTTTTCCCTGTCTGGCGTTCGCAGAACTCGGCAGTGGTCTTCCAATTCCATTTCAGGTAATCCATCAGCCGCGCGATGAATTTCTGTTGTGCAACATTCTTTTCATGCGGCGGATTCTTATCGGCGAGTCGGCGCAGGGCGATCAACACAAGATTTGCATGCTCGTCGTCGCAGTGAGTGACATGGCCTTCACTCTTCGGATCGATTGAGGCGACGATCGTGCGATAGAACTCTTCGTCGAGTTTTAATCGACCGAAGGCAAGAGCGCCGATTTTCTGGTTTAATTCGCTGCGTGTCATTTTTGATTACGCCGATTTCTCTGGTTTAGCGCAGATGTTAGTCGATCAAATATGTGTACGCCATTTCAATGCATTCGGAATCGATCTTTTTTTTATCTTGCATCTGCATGCAGTCATATCCGCGCGTCATTAAAGCCACGAGCGACGCAACGCCGAACTTCCGGACGCTCCATGCCCACATCTCTTTCAGGTCCTCATTGTCCAGGCTGTTCGGCCACATCTCAAGGATCTTCTTCGCCTCGGCCTGCGTTATGTCTCCGATCTCGCGCGCGATGCGTATGCGCCGGCGCAGATAGCCGAGCGCGGGATCCAGTAGCAGCTTCTTCAACCGATCGGTGCCGATCAATATGATTGCGCAGCGTTCCGCAGATTCGCCGCCATGAATATCTTTCAAAACCGCGAGCGTCCTCGGCTTTAAGTTATCCGCCTCGTCGATGACGAGCAGACGTGGTTTGCGCTGGAGGTTGCGGATGATCGTGTTGAGTTTGTCGTCTGCGCTGCCGGACATTTGCGCTTCACAATTCAATGCCTCGGCGATCCGGTGTAGGATGGACACGGCAGATGTCGTTGATGTAAGTTCCACGTAGCACGCGTAGTCGGAATTCAACGCAACGAAGCGTGACGTCGCTTTTGATTTTCCGCGACCGAACGGTCCGGTGATGCGTGCGATTTCTTTCCGCTTCCACGCCATCAACATTGTATTGTTGATTTCTTTCACCACGCCAGTTTCGATGACGGCGTTTTTTGCGAGCCAGTTTCTGTAGAAGCGCGCGAGCCCATCTTCCATCTTTGCAACGTCGCCTTCGTAATTGTCGGACAGTACTTGCGAGATGACAGAGGTGGAGTAGCCGGTGAATTTTGCAATATCGCGCTGGGAAATTTCCTGCTCGGCCAAGAGCTGGTTCAATTTCTTTTTTACTTCATCCGCATTGCCGGTTGAGATCCTTGCCTGTTCCACCAACCCGATGCGCGTCGATTGTTGTGCCTGCATAGTCGTTCTCCTTTATCCTAATCTGCTAACCATTTCCGCTGTGACCGGTGAGTTCCGCATTTTTCTTTTTGCGCGCTTTTCAACTTCAACTTTTACTTTCTCCTGGTCGAGATGCTTTTGTGTTTCGTTCGCACGGGATTCAAAGCCGGTTAGAATTGTCACCGACGACGGATCTTTTGCGAGTAGAGCTGCGTCGACCGGAGATGTGTTCATCAGTTCACCGTGCAACAGCATCATTCTCGCATCTGCTTTCGAGAGACCGTGGCGAAATTGTTTTATCTGTCCGTGCATCTCTTTTTCGCCGCGCGCGCGGTCGGCGAGTATCTTTTGGAATCCACGTTCATCTTTTCCGATCGCCTCTTTGTTGCAAGCGACGGCCGCAAACTCTCCATCGACGTAGACGCTGACGAAACCAAGATCCGTTGGGTCATAATAAACATCAGCGTGCTTACCGTTGAAGGCCATCAGCTGATCGGAGTAGTATTCCACATTCTTCATTCTAACCTGACAACGCTGGACGACTTTGTTCTCGGATTTCATCATGAGGAAGTCGACCACACGCAGATCGATGGCACGTTGGACGCTTTGATGCGTCAGGTAACACTGCATCGGTGATTGATTTCCGAGCGCCTTCTTTATTCTGTTGTTGATGACGTTTATGGCGAGTGAGATCATTGTGTCGAACTGCTCGACGTGCAGGATATTTCCCTGCTTGAGATCATCGGCCAATGAGTCAGGCTTGTTGCTGTAGACGTTGCCCTTGTAACCCGGAAGCTGTTTGATCATCGTTTGAAACGCACCATACCATCGTTCCTGCTGTGCTTTTGACTGGCCGTGGTAAGGAAGAGTATAATGGAGCTTGGTCAGCCGGGAAATTGAAAGGCGCGCCCTGTCGTCAAAATCAATTCTGCCGAGCAGGCGCTGTGTATATCGACTCCGGTAATCTTTGCCGTTATCGATCATCACTTCATCCGGAATGGTCGTGATGTGTACGTCTTTGTAGTCGCCGCTCTCGGTGTATGCTCTCAGCTGCGTGCCGAGGATGCCGTTGCGGAATGCAAGAGCGATCGTTGTCGAATTTGGTTGCCATGAAAGATGATAACCAACAAGCAGTCCGGTGCGAATATCCAGGAACGATGTGATCCACCGTCTGTCTGGCTTGCCGTGCTCGTTGATCACCATAAAATCCAATTCGGTATGGTCGCCGAGCCACAATTCGCCGGGCTCGTATTGCGTTACATCGCGCGTCACGTATTGCTGCTGTGATTTTTCCCAATCGTTCTTGCGGCTGCGCGCGCGACGGACGGCGATGAATTCTTTTCTCCATTGTCGCAAAAACCGAACGACCGAGACGTCTGCCGGCAGATCAGTGATCGCAGCCGCCTTGCCGTCTTCTTTGACGACTCGATTATTTTTACATCGCGCAATGAGCGCGCGGTAACAACCGATTGCACTTGCTTCCGCGTCCGGATAAAGCGATTTCAAAAAATCTCCAACAGTCACAAGCTCGCCGCTGGGCATGACGACGTCCAATCTTTTTCCACTGCGCAGCTGTAGCTTGTCCTTGCGCTCACTTCGCGCAAGTATCGATTCCAATGCCTGGCGGATCTGCGGATGATCGACGAGGTGCGCGATGGACGCGCGGTCCGGGATCTCGAATATTTTTCGCAATTGTTTTTTGTAATGCCGCAGCGCTCCGGAGGAAAGTCCGGTCTCTTGCGCCATCTGCTCTTCGGCGGCGCGGATATTATTTTCAACGGCGATAAGTTTCAGCATCAAATCGGTTTTCGCGATCACGTCTGGCGTGATGCGACCTATTGGCACTGGAGGTATGTTGGGTGCAGAGTTCACAGAGTTCTGAGTGGTTGTGAAAACAAATTCAACTGTTGGGTTTCTTTTTTCCTGCGGATCATATCTTCCCTCATGTACTCAATTAACCGGAAGTCGTTCATTTCAATTTGCAGAATGATGGAGTCTTCATAGCCGAGCTTCGCGCCCGAGCGGGAAGATTGCGGACCGGCCATCTTTCGAAGTGTGGATGAATTTTTGTGTCCGAGTTTTTCCGAGAGATATTCGAATGCATCGAAGGTATAGTCGTCGCGGAGAAAGCGTTGCTCATTCTCGTAAGTCTTTATCATTGTGTACAGCATTTTTTCGAGAGTAATCATTGCGACAATTTTGTAGAGCGTTTATGATTGCGCGAGTCTTTAAGATTTCTATTTTAACAAAAGCACAGAGCGTGTACCAATTATTCGATAGCACGCTCCGCCTTTTGTGTGTGCTGAACCGAACCGCTTTTCTTTTGAGATTTGATAACATGAACTGCACCGCATGTCGGACACTGATGGCGAGGACGCGGTACCGGTTTTGGAAGCCAACCGATGCCCTGAAAATATCCACGGATTATGGTTCTCTGTGCGATGCCAATTTTTTTGAACCGGCGATGAGTGAAGTGATTGAGATCGGCGGCAGTAATATTGAAATGGAAAAAATTGCCGATGTTATCGGCGAGTTCCTTGTAAGATTTCCCGCAGGAGGCGACAATTTCTTTGAGTGGTGTCATATTACGTCTTTCAGAAGATCATTCGTCCTGGCGCGTTGGGAAATTCCCCAACGGCTAAAACAGTCAAAAAACGAGGGGCAACTGTCGGAGCTCGCCGGACTGGAGCATGTCCAAAACTGGTTTTATCGCATAAGCCTGAACTATGAAATCGTAGGCTTTTCCCTTCCGCAAAAAATACTCCGATGCCTGTTCTACGCCGTTGAGTTTTGCCAATGCCTTTTTTATTTCGGGGATAGCGGTATAGACTTTATACTCGGAGCCGCCTCCACAAATATCTCGGCGGGTGTGCTTCGTGCTATACAGCCAAAGATCACCGTTAGGAAGGGTCATTAATGGAGCTTCGAGATCCATTGGCGGCTGTTCACGGGTCATCATGGTTAGAGACTCTCGAGAAGTTCAACGATGCGGCGATGCGCTTTCTTCCTGTCACCGCACAGGGCCTTGGAAAAGAGCGCCTTCTCCATTTTAAGTTTTTTGCGAAGCGCCGGCATCGCGATTCCCTTCTTCGCTGCCGTCATTTGAATACGGTGACGCGTGCGGAGTTTGGTTTGCAGATAGGTCGACGTTTGCATATATTTCCCTTGTCCAAAGTTGACGATCAAATCACAAACAAGTGTAAGGTAAATTACCTGTAATGTCAAGTACAATTTTCCTTTTTTTACCTGATGGATATTAAGCAAGAAATGGCGGAAAGGCTGCGCAAATTCGCGGACAAGAACTATAAGTCTGATTCGGAGTTTGCGAGGGCATTAGGCATGAAACCACAAAGTCTTGCGGATTATTTTTCCGGCAAAACCTCGCCCGGAAATCGGATGAAGTCCAAGCTTGAAGCGTTGGGTTGCAATATCATCTGGCTGATCACTGGCTATTATCCGAATGAATTGCAGAAGCGCTTAGATGAAAAGGAAAAAGAAGAAAATAAAATTCTAAATTATCTAAAGTTTCATGGTCTTGATTCTCTCGAAAAAGTTGAAGAGATTGTTGCACCCATGCTCCGCGTTGCGGAGAAGATGGAGGGGTATAAACCCAAAAGAAAAAGGGGTTAATCATGGCAATCTTCGATTCGAAGCTTGAACAGTCCGTGGAGTTTTCGGCAGAGCCGGCAGTTGTCGCGCAAGCGTGCCAGGGCGCCATCAAAATGATCGGGCTCAATATCAAAAGCATTTCAAAGGAAACGGGAATTATCTCTGCTCGGACGCCAGTCTTTGGCTTTGGCGGTGACAAATTTTTAACGCTGAAAATTGCAAAGTCGGAGAAGGGAACGAAGGTCGAATGCAGTGTTTCGGCGTCCGCCGGAGTGTTCTCTTCTTCTGCTGCACAAAAGTTGTTGACGGATTTTTTCGCAAGACTTTCCACCCAGGAATCGTTGAAGGGTTCATCAACGGCCGGCTGGTGACGTTCTTTACTAAGCGTCCTAAGATGAAGGTTTCGTATGCATTCTGAGTGCACAGCCATGGTCAATGATGGTGCCTCAACACCGGCCTGTCCAATTGTCGGACGCAACAAATAGAAAAGCACCACATGTCCGCGCAATAGCGTGGGTGGTTTTTTCTACACAGTCATAATGAAGGGGTTCGTTATGCGAAAACACTTCTTACATCTCCGATCGGTACTGATTGTATTGTTGCTGTCACTTTTTGTTGTCGCCATCGCATCGGCGCAGCAATGCCAGGCGATTACCAAGAAAGGAACTCAGTGCAAACGAAATGCCAAGGCGGGATCTTCTTACTGCTGGCAGCACCAAAGCCTCGAAACGAAATCAGCTACAACGAAGGCCGAACCTCAAAAGCAGATCGCACAACCAACTACCAAATCTGACGTAATGCCCTCGACGCCGGCCACACAGACCCCTGGACGATGCCAGGCGATAACCAGGAAGGGAACGCAGTGCAAGCGTAATGCGAAGCCCGGATCAAAATATTGCTGGCAACATGGAGGATGAGCCATGAATAAAAATCGATTTGTCTTACGCATCCTAAAATTTGTTTTGGCGATAGCAATTGCCGTTGCCGCCTTCTCATGCCAAAAGGATGGAGACCCGGTATCGTCTTCTTCCACCGCCCAGACCGGCGGAGTCCGAACGGGCGCGATGTGCAATGATGGAACCACGACGACTGCAACAGGATCGGGGGCTTGTTCCCATCATGGCGGCGTGAAATATTGGTTGTATTAAGTCGTGTGTTCTCATCTGAAAACAAAAACGAATAGTCGGCCAAGATAGAAGGATGCCTCAAGCCCGCGCGATGTCGTGGGCGGATTTTTTGTTTTTCCTCTTGACAATGAAAAAGCGGCTTTGTAGATTTGCATAGTTAGTTTTCGCGGTTATCCGACAACAAGGAGCCCCGAATGGACGACAGGCTTTGAATGCCTGTCCCACCGTTCGGGGCTTTTTTATTTATGGGCACTCCGATGGACACTCAAGACAGGCAAGTCGACGGAAAAATCTGGCAGCGATGGATTGAAATTATGTCGGGGATATATGCAAAATATGTGTCGATCCGTGGAGACATTACTGCAGACGATCCGTTGCCGGTGGAAGTAAAGGGCATGGCGCTCAACGGCGATGTGAATGTCGACACCGATGAGCTTGAGGCGAGAATCGGTGCGAAGACGGAAGCCGCTGTCGTCACCGACGCTGATGGAAGCACTCATCAATATCTGCGTGGAGTTGTGAAGATCCTCGCGGACGTGTGGGATGCCACAACACACTATCTCAAAACCGCCGTTACCCCTTCTGCGCTTGGAACGGATGCGCTCGCGGCCGATGACAGCGCAGCGCTGGAGGCGAGCTCCGTGTCAAAGGCGACGCCAGGCAGATTATACCAAATATCCGGAGTCAACATGGGGCCGGACCAATACATCCAGATCCACAATGCAACTGCCTTGCCGGCAGAAACGGCAGTTCCGCTGGTGGTATTTTTCGTGCCAACGGATTCGAACTTCTCTCTCGATTTTGGAGTCTTCGGAAAATATTTCTCAGCTGGAATTACCTGGTGCAATTCCACAACGGCCGCCACGAAAACTATCGGCGCAGCAAATTGTTTCGTCAACGTTCAGTATAAATAGAGCGCCTGCAGTTCAATAATATGTTTCGCGGTCTACGACCCTACGGGTCGTAGGCCCATAGGGTTATCCGATAACAAGGAGCCCCGAATGAGTGATAGACATGACTGTCTATTCCATCATTTCGGGGCTTCTCCAATTTGAACAAAGGACATCGAGCCATGCATTCATTCTCAATCAAATCCCTTCTCGCAACACTGATGATCGGCATTCTCGCCGGCGCTTGCTTACGATCGATTATGGTAAGGGCGCAAAGCGAAGAAGCTATAAATCACAGTAACGATCTAATCGATTTTGTCATCGCACAATGGACTGGCGGGACCGGCGCCGATTCGGTTGACGTCGGTGCACCCGGGTATGAGGCTCAATTTTCCGCAGCAAAGGAATTGCCGATGTCGCGTCTTGGATTCTTTCCCGACACCGTGCGCGCGCTTGCCGCTATGGTCGAGGCGCGGTATAAGGTTCCCTCGGCGGTCACTCTTGCGCAATGGGCGCTCGAAAGTCGTTGGGGCAAAAATAATCTTGGCGTATCGAACTATTTTGGACATACCTACGCCGCAACCAAAACGTTTATTGCATCTCCGAAATTTGTTGTATTCCACGAGCTGATTAATGCCAGTGGCACAAGCAGACCAGGAAGACTGGTAAAGTTTGCAAGTTATAGATCGATAACAGAGTGCTTCGATGCGCACGGACAATACCTCTCCACGTCGCAATTATATCGAGACGCATTTTTTGCAACCAATGCCGAACAGTTTGCCAAGATCATCTCTCTTCACTACGCGACAGATCCCGATTATGCGACTAAACTGATCACCATCATCCGTCGGTACAAACTATCATGACCATGAACGAACGCACTTACAAATTGGGCCGGCGTGCCGAGCTCATTGAGCTTCAGCAATCCAGGCGTATCGAGATAGATCTTCTCGTGCGCGCTCTGCGCGACCTGTTTGAACCTCGTGATGTGGAGCTCGTGTATACCGAGAAGATCAATATCGTCTCCATGAAGGTGTATATGCGGGAGATCGAGAAGAAGCATACCGTCCTGGCGAAAATCTGCAAAGACCTTACAATGCTGAACGAGGAATTGTACGGGAGCGAGCCGGGCGAATGATTAGCGCAAAGTACATAGCTTCAATGTCTTCGTTTCTTGGTGGGATATTCTTGCTGCCGGTCGAAGATTTGTTGAAGATGGTGCTCATCATTGCCGTCGTTCTGATTGCCGTCGTCATGCAGGCATTTTTTTTCTGGGGGAAGCTCGAAGAAAAATTTATCGACGAGCTGTATCCTAAGTTGATGTTGCGTCTCTATAAAAGCGATGATTTTGTCGAGTTCCTGATCGAGCGGCAAAAGAAGAAAGGCAAGCATGAAATTGGATCCTAAACAGTCGTTTACGATCATCCGCGCCAACGATCTCGGTGCAATTGCCACCGTGCCCACCGAAATCATGGTTGCTCCGTACGGCAAATGGAAAGGCTATAAAGCGGACGATGGATCGAAAATCGAATTCGAAGTCACGCCGGAACTTGGCGATCAGGCAATCGCGTATCATCGATCGTTGAAAGAACGATTCCCGCAGCGCGATCTCGTCATCGATTATGAACATCAATCAGAGATCGACGTGCAGGCTCCGGCGGCCGGATGGATGTTCTCAGATATTTTTAAAAAGGACGATGGCATCTATGCGCGAGTGAAGAATTGGACAAAAAAGGCCAGCGAGTATTTGCTCAATGGAGAATACCGGTACGCCTCACCGGTGCTGCTTTTCAACGGCGTTGACAAAGAGACCGACGAGAGAGTTCCGCTCCGTGTGAAGTCTCTCGCGCTCACCAACAATCCATTTATGGACAACTACAAACCCATCACGGCAAAAGACAATGCAGCAACAACGGTTATCTATCTAACGGAACCACAAAAACCAATCAACGGAGGTAATACCATGTTGGAACAAATCTTAAAACTGCTCGGCCTTGATCCGACCGCGACGATCGATGCGGTAAAGGCAAAACTTGACGAGTGGAAGAACGCCGCGACAACGGTTGCGGCAAAATACAAATCGGCGATGACGGAACTCGGCCTGAAAGACGACGCGCCGGTTGAGGATGTGAAAGCACTCGCGCTGAAGCATAACACGATCCTGCAGGAGCTGGGGGTCAAGGCGACGGACACCGTCGACCATATCAAACAGGTGATCGTCGCTGCAAAGGACAAGACAACGCAGCAACTCGATCTTAAGGATTATGTGAAGAAGACCGATTTTGAAGCCGTGCAACTGCAGTTGAAAGAGCGTGATGTGAACGACGCGATTACTCTGGCGGTCGGCCGAGGCAAGATCGCTCCGGCGTCTATCGATGAGTTCAAAAAGATTGCATTGAAAGACGTCAAACAGTTTAACGACCTCATGGCAAAGATTCCGGATTATTCCGCAGTGCCGTTGCAGGCGATCGTCGCAAAAGATGTGACGCCACATTCGTCGGTTCTCGATGAGACGACCCTGGCCGTTGCGGCAAAAGCCGGTGTGTCAAAAGCTGACATCGAAAAGTACGGGAAGTAGGGGGCCGCTCCATCCTCCGCCTAAAGTCGGAGGAAATGAATAAGCCAAAAGTTTGTTTCAACAACAATTTAAAAGGAGTTTGAACCATGAAAAAGTTCTTTGAGAAAGCCGCCGAACACTTCACGCCGCTGCGCATTGTAACGGTCCTTATCGCGTTGATTGCTATTGCGCTTGATCATGTGACCGGATTCGCTACGACCTACGTGATGGCGATGGCGCTGGCCGCCGATCGGGACACGCCTGAGATCCAGGGGAAACTATTTTCATATCCCGTTTTAGGCACGACGAAAATTTATGCAGGTGGTATCGTTGTCCTTGATTCATCCGGATACGCCAAGCCGGCCGTTACTGCCACGGGACTCGTCGCCGTCGGTCGGGCCGAGGATACGGTGGACAATCTGCTTGGGAATAGTGGCGATTTGGATGTGACGGTTCGCGAGGGCATTTTCCGATACGGCAATTCCAGCGCTACGGATCTTATTACGATTGCTGAGATTGGCGATACATGCTTCCTGGTCGACGACGAGACGGTCGCAAAAACTTCCGCGACGAACACACGTTCCGTTGCCGGATATATCCGCCAAGTGGATAGTGACGGCGTGTGGGTTGAATTCAGAAACACGTTGTCGGCAGATGGCGATGTGGTTGCTGCAAATAATTTGAGCGATGTAACGGCTGGGACGGCCCGCTCGAATATCGGTGCGAACAAAGTGGTATTGACCGTGCTTGCGAGTTCTCTTGTCGGCTCCGCCGCGACGATATATGGAGTTGTCTCTCCGGTTGCCGGGACAATCAGCAGAATCGATGCAGTCCTAAAGGGGCATGCACTGGCCACTGGCAATGCGACCTTGACTGGAAAAATCGGAGGGACGCCAATCACGACCGGTCTCCTTACGATTACTCAAGCTGGATCTGCTATCGGCGACAAAGTCAGCTGCTCGCCATCGGCCGCAAAGACCGTAGCTGCAGGCGACGAAATTCAATTCCTGCTCGGCGGAACGAATGACAATGCAGCGGCCTTCGCAGAAATTTCAGTGTTGATTTTGACTTGATCCTTTTCCCAAGCCCTCTCCATTTCACGGAGAGGGCAATCTTTTCGAGATTATTCACATTCACAAACAATTTTCAAGGAGATCAATCATGTTGAGCAAATTATTTCACAAGACGATCGGTGTTCTCGTCATGGTTCTAGCACTGATTGCCATGTCTGCAGTTCCCGCGTTCGCGGGACAAAACGTACAATCTCCCGGCTGGATGTTCGGACTCGGCGGAGCACTGACCTTCGGAATGGTTGTCAATATCGGCAACCTTCAGGCACTTTTCACAGCGTTTAAAACCGTCTTCAATAAAGCATTTGCGGATACCGCGCCGACATATTTGGATGTATCAATGGAGATTCCCTCCACGACGGCCATTGAGGTGCACGCATGGCTTGGAGCATTCCCGAAAATGCGTAAGTGGGTTGGTGATCGCGTTATTTCCAATTTGAAAAGCTTTAAATGGCAGATTGAGAATCTTGATTGGGAATCTACCGTCAAGGTGCCGCGCAATAGCATTGATGATGATCAGTTTGGAATTTTTACTCCGATCATGTCTTCTATGGGCGCGTCGGCCAAGTCACATCCGGATGAAGTGGTTTATCCACTTCTCACAAATGGATTCACCGATTTGTGTTATGACGGCAAAGCATTTTTTGCCACGAATCATGATTTCGGCTCAAACCATGGGACCTCCGCACTCTCTGCAACGTCGTACGGTGTTGCACTCGCCTTGATCCGTCGGATTAAAGACGATCAGGGGAAGCCTTTATTCACGGGCGCCGAGAAACTAACGCTCGTTGTGCCGCCGGAATTGGAAAGCACGGGAAAGAAGATCGTCCAAAACGATTTCATATCGGTCTCCGGTGGCAGTCAGGAAAACAACATCTATAAAGGCACTGCCGCACTGCGCATGTCTCCGCAATTAACGAGCGCGATCGCTTGGTTTATTACGGTCGAATATAACGGCATCAAACCGTTGATATTTCAGAGGCGCAAGGCGCCGGAATTCCAGGCTCTGACGCAGCCCAACGACGAGAACGTTTTCATGCGCAAAGAGTTTTTGTATGGCACGGATTCGCGCGACAACGCCGGTTATGGCTTGGCTCAGTTGGCGTACGGTTCAACAGGCGCAGCGTAAGCAAGGATGTTGTACTCGGGTGTGCGTGGAGTGATCTGCGCACATCCGCTAAGAAGAATGATGCACGATCTTGATAAATGAAAAGAGGAAACGGTCATGCTCTACACGCAGAGAAACTTAAATAAGATCGCCAATGTGGGAATGCCGCTCCGTGCCGCCTTCGTCGATGGATCGTTCGCCAATGCTCCTTCTCCTTTCTTTACCGCGATCGATGCGGCAATCACATATTTAAGCGGCCTTACGCCCGCTCCCGGCATTACCTATCCCGCCGGAATTAGATGTGGATCGAATTCAGATGGAACACCGATCGTACCAACCTCGGGGCAAGCGTCGGTGTGCGCGGCGAATGGGATTGCCATCCGAACAATAGGCGATAACATTAATGGGATTACAATTACCGTGTTGTTTGATTTTGACATATCGGCCGGCGTTTACACGGATATTTTTCCATTACCATCATCCGCCACCTATGAAGTGGTTCGCGCAGCGTTTTATTCCAAGGACTCCTACGCGATTATTCCGTGCAGCGTGCCCGCTGGATCAATCTTCCCAGGAGGGAGCATAGTCTTTTTGGACGGTGTTCAAAGTGAGTCCAATTGGGTCCTAAGAATCACCGCCCAGGCCGAAAACTCGCCGGCTTACAATTTAACAGATGCATTACCAGACGGGACATATCGGGCCATAGTGATATTTCGAGAAATATTATGATCAGAGTAGTCATATCCGACAATGTTCTGACAGGCCATCCAGAATTAGTCCGCGCAGCGATCCTGGCCGGATATGGATCAGGTCTTACTCAGATAGATGTTGAGATTAGGAATTATGGCTTGGAGGCGGATCTACTCTATGCAAGTTCAGTCGGCGCCATAGCAGTTGTTCGTTCATTGGTAGGCCTGAATAATTGCATCGTGAATGCGTTGGCGCAGTATCCTGGTATTCAAATGTTTATGCCGCTCGGGAGCAATTCACTTGTTGAGCTATCCTCGCCATCATCCATTCCGGTTATTGTCACCTGCGGCGCGTCTGACACGCAACACAATAAGATAGCATTCGGAAATGGACTTGAGTTCTTTGATGATGACAACGGTGATCCCGGCCAAGCGTCGAGTTTCTCAAATGGCATCATCGCGGGTAAACTTTTAAAGATCAAAGATGCGCTCGGGTGCTCGTGGTGGGAAGCACGCTATCGAGGGAGAATGACGGCAAGCATCGGTCTCTGGAATAAAAATGACGGTTATGGAATTATCGATATTGCGGCAGCCATCGCATTTGTCGGCATCATCCCACACGATCCATATATTCCGATTGCCACACCGGTTAATCTCGTCGGAACCCGGCGCAATGACGGTACGAGCATTTTGCTCACATGGAATACACAGACGTATGCTCCCAACTTCGGGATTTATCGTTCAGACACAATGGATGGCACCTATGAATTTGTCGCATCATCCATGACAAATGCATACATCGACACCGGACTCAACAAAAAGCGAACCTATTGCTATAAGATCTCGGCGTACGATTCTGCGCAGGAATCGACAAAGACACCTTGCATTGTTGTCAACTCATTTTTAAAGGCCGGGGCAAACATGGCCCTGCTCTCACTCTGAGGTAATATCATGCCGCATCCATATTGCATACAATCCGGCAGCGAAGACGGCGACATCATGCCGGCGAGAATATCGCTCAGGCAGCTGCAGCAGTTAACATCCGAAACAGATGACCCGGATGATATTGACCAGAACATTATAGATGGCGCGATTGAAGGTGGCGATTCCCTCATCGATGGCTATTGCGGTGGCTATTGGGCGAAGTATGCCACGCCGTTCGCAGTCGTTCCTCCGCTGGTGAAGGATTTTTCCTCGGCGCTCGCGACCTTCAATTTATTTGAGAAACGCGCTACGTCGGTCGGGATGCCCGAAGCGATAAGGGATTCCCGTGATGATGTCGTGAACTTTCTAAAAGACGTGGCAAAGGGTGTTGCATCGCTTGGAATCGACCCGCCTCCGAAAGCGAACACCCTGACGAACGCTAAAGTGACCGGCAATAAGCGAGTGTTCTCGAGAGATTCGATGAATGGCCTATAAAAATCCGGAGACGGAGTGGCAGATGAATCGATCAAACATAAATAGGTCACCGACCTTACATGACATAAAAGTCATCGATACATTCCCTCCGGAATTTTTATGATATGGAGACAATCGCCGGTGGTATCTCTAAAATTGAATTCGACGACAATGATTCTTTCCTCACTCCGACAGAAATTAAGTTACCGCTCAAAGAAGGCACAAGCCTTCTTCCCATTACGGAGTCGGAAGAGGATGCCGAGGGGCATGATGATGCAACAATTAAGGAGATGGATGTCAGCATCCGCAGCGCGGATAATGACGATTCAGTTGGCTCGGCATACCGAAGGTTAAGCGACGCCGAGGAGGCGCGCGCGAGCCTGGCGTTTCGTTTTTGGCTATTGAGCGGGAAAGTTTTGGTGGTGCGGAATGTAGTGCAAAGCGTGACGCGGGAACTGAACGAGTTCGGAAAATTTAATTCGCTCGATATTTACGGCGTTGGATCTGCGGAAACCGAAAGTGCATTGTGGGAATTGATAGAATTACTTAAAGGTCTGCTTATTAGAGGTGTTTTGAACGATGTTGGTGCGATTGTTTATGCACCATCCAACATGCAAAACGCCGTAACAGCGTCAGATGTCGGTGCGATTGTTTATGCACCATCCAACATGCAAATCGGCGTAACGGCTTCATAGGAGAATTGCAATAATGGGACAGATAGCGGCGACAATGAATGATGTTTACCCTATCGCAACGACAACGACAAATACAACCAGCACGGTCACCACGTCATGAAAATTAGTGCATTCATAAAAATAACAGATCTCGACAGGCATGGGAAACCATTTGGAACCCCGGTTGAAAGGGAGGCAAATAGTTTTGTAATAAATTTCTGCAACATGCTCTATTGTGCCGTTTCCCAGGTAGCGCTTGCGGGCTGTATCGATGCGACAGATGTGTCCCGCACTCCCAGTACCGGAGGATTCGATTGTCGCGGTCCGGTCGGCAACGATTCTTACGGTATACAGGTTGGCACCGGAACGGACGCGGTGGCGATAGGCGACACGAAATTAAAAACAAAGATCTTGCAAAGCACGACCGGCGAGTCTCTCAAAATGAGATATAGCGTTATGACCTTTGATGTTCCCCAGACGATTGCCAATGTACGTAGTTTCGCAATGAGTCGGACTTTCACGAACGAAAGCGGATCGACAATCAATATCGGAGAGATCGGGATCGTTGCGCTGAACGAAAATGGTTTTAAATTTTTGATCGATCATACGTTATCCACAAAGCAAGTCCTGAATGGCAATGGAACGACCGTTCAGTACACAATATCGATTGCGGTGTAATGTGGGCGATACCAATCTAAATAATTTTAACCGCACCTTGGGCGAATTGATTTCGCGCGCAAGCAATCCACACAAACCATTGACCGAGATCGGCGTGGTGATGCAATCCGAAATGCAGGAGAATATTCGTGTCGGCGGAAGGCCGGATAAGTGGCAAGAATCCGGGCGCGCGATCAAAACCGGAGGGCAGACATTGCTCGATACCGGCACCCTCATGCATGGGCTTATTTTCCAGGTGAATGGCTCCTCCGTTGCGGCCGGGCCAACGATGTTGGGGAAGAATCACATCACCGACCCAAGAGTTTTCAGGCTACTTGCATACGGCGGCGATGTGCAACGACATGCGAGGTCCGAAACATTTGTTCGCAACCGAACCGCAAACGGCAAATTTAGACGCGGCACCTCGTCCGGGCGCGGTATGACATTTGGCGCTCACGTCGCCCATTATGCGGCGCGAGACTATACTTTCATCTCTCCGGAAGCCGTACAAACCTTCGGAGATATTATGCAACGCTTTTTGTCAGGGCGAACTTGAAATGTTGAGCTTGGCGGACATAGAAGATGCTTTAATTACAGATGTGAAGGCGAACATCACCGGCGTGAAAACCTGTGAGACGCATGAGAAGGAATTCGATCAAATGCTTCTCTCGGCGCTTCTCCCACGATCGCCGTTTGTCCTCATACGGTACGGCGGGACCAACCCGATTGAAGAAGAAAGATATGCCAATGGGGCAAGTGGACTCAATAGTCGCGAGTTTTATTTGTCAGTCGGTTCCGAGTCGCAGCGCACGCGCAAAGAAGCACAGCGCGGCAACTATGACCTGCTGGATGATCTCCGTGAACGCTATGACGGCCGGACGATGACGGTCGGGGCCGGAGCTGTTACATTGGGCTATAAAGGAGATCGGTTGTTATTCAGTGAGAACAATTTAGTTGTGTATGCGCTGGTGTTGGGCTGGGATGAAACTTAAGGAAGAGGCTTACAATGCAAATCATAAAAGGCGGATATTCGTTTGTTGAATTCGATACCGTATCGAATTTCGTGAATCCCAAAAGAATCGATCGACTCTTAAAGGCGGGAACTGGATTCACGCCAAAAACGCCGACGGAAGAGTTCGCGGATAATTCTTTGGGCGCTGCCGGCAAAGCGCTCGATATGACAATCCGCAGCGCCAATGTCGACAATGCCACCGGATCAGTCTATGCGCTTTTGAAAACATACGAAGAGGAACGAACACCGCTCTATTTTCGATTTGTAAGATTGCTCGGCGAGCCGTTGGTGGTTGAATCTTGCGAGGGCGCATGGAATGAATCGGTCGGCTCAAATATAACATCAGCGGTGGATGCTGTCGATCTGAAGGCAGGAACAAATTCCGTAAAACTTTCGGCGACCGGCGTTGTTAACGACGAGGTTGTTTTGGCGACGAAAAACATCGCCCTGGAATTAACAATTTATAAAGCAATTACCTGCTGGGCAAAATCAAGTGCGGCAAAGGTCGCCGGCGCATTGAGTTTGTTGCTGGATAACTCCGCAAGCTGCGCCTCGCCTCTTGAGGTGTTGCCGTTGCCCGCATTGGATGCCGACACCTGGACGAAGTGCAGCTTGGTGTTTGCCAACCCCGATGCATTAGGCGCCATTATTTCAATCGGCATAAAATCCACCGGGCTCACGATGGGACAAATTATTCATATCGACGATGTCCGGGCAGCAACAGGATATGTGTCAGTACTCAATGGCATCATCCCGAAAATTGTTTTTGAAGTCAATGAAGCGGGCAAGCACAACGCAATCAAAATCCTCGGCGAAGGATTTTCCGATTCGGAAGCGAATTTGTTATCAACCAATTTTTAACAACATACAATAGGAGGATGCAATGATATTATTCAAAGGCGGATTAAGCAAGGTGGAGTATGACGATAGCGTCAATTTCTCATCGGCCACCGAGATCCCGGAAGCCATGAAGACAACCAAGATCGAATTCTCGACGCCAACTGAAGAGAACGGGGCGAACAAGAATGTCGGTGCAGGGAAGGGTGTGAAATTCACCATCGAATCTGAGGATCTGACGGCATCCACCTACACCGAGTTGATAGCGGCCGAGGCGGCACATACGCCGATGTTCTTTAAATTCACCGGCATAAACACCGCGCAAACCCTCGTTCTAAAAAACTGTACGGTGATCGTGGACCTAAAGCCGGAAGAAGCCGGGAAGAACTGGAAGCGCGTTGTGACCGGATCCGGATTTGCCGACAGCGAGGCGAACCTGATGGCATTGACGCTGGCGTAGTCGTCCGAGCAGAAGTACAATATTTCAGAAGGGCGCGAATCGGCCCGACAGCGTCGGGAAAAGAAACCGCGCCCTTTTTATTCATTCTTAAAGGACATACACAAATGGAACCCAAATATGTAATCGGCGAGAAGAACTTTGTTTTTTCGATGACGCTTGAACAGGATGAGCTACTTGGCGCCATATCCTATGAGATGATCAGGGATGAGCCGGGCACACTGACGAGGGCGGGCGAGGGAATGATCGATTTGGCAGATGAGGTGCTCAACGAGGAGGCCGTTCGCGTGAGGGATGAAGGAAAGGGACTTGGCGAAAAGATGGGCACGGCCATAAGAGTGGCGCTGGATATGATTAAGGTGCATGCATGGATTTACAAAAAGGGATATGCAAAGAAGATCCTCGCAATCACGCTCGTCCCGGAAGGCGAAGAATTCGACGCATCGAAAATTGGAGAGCTGGAAAGCTTCTTCGGAAAACATGCCAATCGCGAGACAGCGAACGAGGTCATTAACTTTTTTTTTCAGAGAAGCGGCGCCTTCGGAATCGGTACGCGAGCATTTTCGCCGGCGGCGATGACGACGAAGTAGAAACATCGATCACATCGCAGGACCGTCTGGCCTTCATACTCTGCGGCGACGACAAGTCGAGATTCCGGGCGGTGAAAAAACAGAAGCTCGAAGACGTCTACAAGCAGGTTTATTTGTTGAACGAAGAAAACGACCGGCAGAATCAGGCACCAGGCATTAGGCAATAGGAAAAAAGCGTGGGAAATTTAAGCGAAGTTAAAACTACTTTTACGATCGATTTGGCTCCGTATCTTGAGGGCCTGAAGTCGATGCTGACGATGACGCAACAGACCGGCACGCAACTCAAGCCGCTCTTAAATGTGCAGATCGACAAAGCAGACTTTTCGCAGATTGATAAGACCCTTGGGGATTACAACGAAAAAGTAAAAACAATGGTGCCCGTTGCCGGCGAAGCCACGCAGGCAACAATTGCGCTCGGTGGCGCGGCGGACGTTCAGGAGAAGGCAGTAGCTCGTTCCGCGAAAACGACCGAGGTGCATTCGACGGGGCTTCGTTCGATGAAGCGCAATGCCTTGGAATCCTTTGGTGCGATGGCATTTCTTACGCAGTCTGTAGTAGAAATGGCCGCATCTAGTGGTGAGGGAAGCAAGCAATTAGATAAACTCGAGCAAGGCTTGAACAAAGGGGTATCCGCAGGTTTCGGCCTTGCCGCGATACTTGGCACATTGGGAATCGCCAGTGGTGGTGTTGCTGCCGCGATCGGTGCGGTGGTAACTGTTGGAATTGCAGTGGCGGGAATGTTTGATAATTCAAAAGAAAAAGCGGAGCAGTTTGATCGCGTAATGAAGGGCTTTGCAGATACGCTGAAAGGCGCGTCGCGTCTTGGACTGGAACAATATCGTGATAGCCTTAATAAACAAATTGAGACCCTAAAGACTCTCAGCAAAGTGAATGAGCACGAAATAGAAGATGTTACTGAATATGGGGTTGTCTACACGAAAACGGCAGAGGTAGTCAAACAAAATACCGAACAGATAAAATTAAAAGTAGCAGAACTGGCCGAAGTCGAGAAGGCCCTGACGGCGACTGAAAAAACGCATGCTGAATGGAGAGATACGATTCGCGGTCTCGAAGTTGCAGGTATAACTAATAGTTATGATCGACAACGCGCAGAAGCTCAGAAATGGTATGAAGATCAGTTCAATTTATTAGTCCGAGCGTCCGAGGATAGGAAATCAGGGAACGCAATCGTCGTCGCGTTGGACAAACAATTGGCGGAGAAGTTAATTGAAATTGACAAAGCACAACAACAAGATCGCATCTCGCGCATCAATACGTTCAACGATCAAGAGAAGCAGATTGATGAGGCGAAATTTGAAGAAAAGATGTCGTTTGTAAAAATTTCCGGCATGAATTTAGGAGTTGCACAAAGTGACATCGATGGGCAGATTAATACCGAAACGCTGAGTCGAAAGAAAACGCAACTTGCCGCCGAATTAAAGGCTTCCGATCAGGCCGATGAAGCTCGAAAATTACGGGTTGCAAATTTGATGAAAGATATTGCGGCATTGCAGGTAACGGGAGAACAAAACGACATAAAGACGGAGGAAGAAAAACAGCAACATCTTCTGACAATGGGCGATCTTGCATCTCAGAAACAGATATTGCTCATACAAAAAAAGGGCGCCGAACAAAGAAAAAGTGAAGAACAAATCAACGTTGACGTCATTGCCGAGAAGAAGAAGGGCATAGAGAATGATCTGAAACTGGTAAACGATCAGTTGGCGGATGGCAAACAGTCGGACCGCAAGCTGCTCGAGAGAAAAGCGCAACTTGAGAAGGATCTGATACAGAATGACTTAGACGGTGTTAATGCCCGCAAACAATTATCCGAGCAGGAGTCCAAGGCAAAGATGGATGCGATACAATCAATCGCCTCGAATATGAACAGCACATTCAGCACCCTTGCACAGATGCAGCAGACACAGACATCGAAGGTGCTTGGCGATGAAAAAACGAAGAAACAGGCCGCATTGGATGCAGAGAAGGCAAAGCTGCTGGCGGCGGCCACGACGGATGCGCAAAAACAAAAGATTGAAGACGATTATGCTGCGAAGAAAACCGCCCTTGATGCCGACATGGACGCGAAGGCGAAGGCGATGAACAAGGCGGCGGTGGATCGCCAAAAAGCGATGGCGATCATAGCCGCAACGATAAGTACATATACGGGCGCAGCCAGCGCGTTGAAGGATGTACCCGTGCCATTTAATTTTATTGCTGCGGCCGCAGTCATCGCCGCCGGTTTGGCAGATGTTGCAATGATCAACTCACAGGAGGTGCCGGGCCTGGCAGAAGGCGGGAAGGTAACGCGGCCCACGTATGCGATGATCGGCGAGGCGGGAACAGAAATAGTGGCGCCGGAGAAATCTTTCATCCAGGTATTCAAAGACGATCTGGCGCCACGTCTCATCGATGTGCTTCTGCCGCAAATCAAGGCAAGTGTGTTGGCGGCAATTGCCGTGCCCGCTGGTGGCGGTGGAGTGGTCCAGTATTTCTATGTCACAATTCCGATTGCAGACTTCTCAGGAAGTCAAAGTGATTTTGAGAAATTGAAAAAGACTGTTGAGGATGCTATGAGGGTTGCCGGTACCAATAGTGCCGATTCACTTTTTAAGAATCAAAAACGCACATGAGATTTACGCCGAGTGAAACATTTCTAACGGCTGCGCGTGCAGCCAGCCGGACGATCACAGCAAAAGTGTCCATCAAAAAGACTGCTTCCCGTTCTGAATTGTTAAATGAAGGAACGTGGAATGATGTTACGGATTTTGTTTCAGTAAAGAGCCTCCCGACACTGAAGAACGACGTTGAAATGAATTTGTCGCAGTTCTCCACGGAAAAGGTCTCGTTCACAGGATTCGGGATCGCGTTTTGGGATTCCAACTATTTTAATTATGCGAATTTCCTCGAGGTGAAGATCGAGTATATCCTGAATGAGCTGATCGCCGAGCCGGTGCCGGTGTTCGCCGGGTGGATCACCAAGAAGAAAGACTCTTTTGATGTGAAAAGAAACGAGCGTTCGGATACGGTAAAATTTGACGTATGGAGCTATCCGGATTATGCGGATGAAGTATGGGCATCGAGTTTGGTTGCGCAATATGTTGATGACGACATCGATGGCGCCGGCTCGGACGGATTAATGTTGCCACACATTCCGAATCTCTTTGTGACGGATGCCAATGTGTCTTCGTTTGTCTTGAAAAAAGGCGTCCATACAATCGGTTATCAGGTCACCGATATTCCCGAGAAACAGGCGAAATTGGATGACGGCGATTGGGTGACACTTTCGACCGGGTTGAACACGTTGATAAATTCCGCTGGAGATCAGAAGGTAACGGTCTATGCGCGCGCGTCGATACCGGTGAGCGGCGCATTGTCGGACGACGTTGTTGTCAATGTCCCTGGCGATACATTCCCGAAGAATTGGCACACGTGGATCTCGGCCGCGTCCATTCTGAAAGCGCTTTTTGCGAAAATCGGAATTACCAATGTTGTTTTTGATACTCTTAATTATAACACGTCGACTGGAGGGAGGAAAATCTCGTTCATCGATTGTCCTCCACAAGATCTCTCGATCACCGGTAATCGGTTTGCGCTCTTCGGCGTGCCTCCGAATATTTATGTTGGGGTTGGGAACAAGCTTGTAAAGCGTGACATGGCAACTAATAGTTACGAAGTCATGTATACCTTTGGACCAAATGAGATTATTGTGAAGATGCTCTACAACGCACGCAACGATCACCTATGGATCTGTTATGGAACGTCTGCATTGTTCACCAAAATAAGACGATATACTGTCGGGGCGAATAGCATGAGCGCGGAAATGGTGCTTCCCTATTCCAGTTCCTTCAATGCGGTTGCGATCATGGACTATGTATATGGTGGTTCCAATTACAAGTACTGTTTGTGTTACATAAGGGATTATCAACTAAGAGAGATCGATGGCGATTCTTTGGCCGATACATTGGTTTGGACAACCACGGAATATGCACAGCCACTTCTTCTTTATATAAAAAATGGCAATGAACTGTACGCATCCGTTTCAGACGGGTGGGATATAAAAATCAGGAAACTCGTTACGGACGGCGAATCATGGAGTGATAGTGGCTTTCTTGCACACTCCATCCCTAACGTCATCATTCCTAATTTTGTAGGAGCATATCACGAAGTAGAGGACAAGCTTTACTATTATACCGGCACGGAAGTTTATGCCTGGGTGCCGGGTAGCGCGTCTGCCAGTTTCGTTTTTGCCCCAACCGTTTTTGCGGGACCATTAATGATGTACTATAGTTGTAACGCCCTATTCACCACAATGGGATCTGCGCCAGGTAAATACCGTCTCTACTCGCTCTCTGCCGGAGTCGCGACGTTAGAAGATGCGAATACGTTGGTGTGTTCGAAATATGGTCAAATTTTTTATGATGGCTCTTCATGTTTTGGTCTTGACGGCATTGGACGGCTATTCCAGTTCGACACAACTGTCGTTCTTTACGTTGAAACGGCTGATTTCGAGGGCATGACTGTCCGTGCGGCAATTGAAAAAATGTGCAATTCTTTTAATCTGCTGTATAAAATAAGTACGACAAAGAGTGCTCGAATAGAACGTCGTTCTGATGACAACGGCAACGTGATTACATCGGGTGACTCAGTCACCTTGACGGCGGATAACATGCGCGATGTGAGCGATGAATCGTTCTATGGAGACGCGTATGACATCGTTAAGATCAGCAATGGAAACCGCGAGGTGAGTTATGACGGAAGCGTCTTTGACGCGGTTGCATTTGACAAAGAGAAGGTGCTTGAAATAGACTCCGATTGGATTCCAGATGAAATACTGGAGGATCTGGCGTTCAATCTCTATAAGTTCTTCTCAGTCTATCATAGGGTTTATATCCTGCCATCGCCAGCGGCATTAATGCAGTTCGAATGTTTGGATGGTGCGGACATAGTCAATGCCGGCAAGATGACGCTAAATGAGGCGGGAGTAATTGTGAGTGATTCCGTCGACAATGTCGGAAGGCGCGAATTTAAAGTTCTGGTGAATGCATGA